ACCCAAAACTGGGCAAGGACAACGTTCGTGGTCCTAGAAGACTTTACCAGATGATTGGAAGGTTCCTCGAAAGGGGAACCTACAATCGAATGGTTTGTTCTTCTGAACGACAATGGAAATTTGTCGAAGAATGTTGGATTGCCAACATGCACACTGTTCTTCTTAACCAGTGTTTCGATCCAGTTAAACTAGATCGTAAGCTTTTCAGATCTATTCAGATCTATAAACTTTGGTTTATTAAGTTTTTCTTCGCTGGCAAGCGGAGGACCGTTTTGAAGAAAAACGGTAAGAAGAAAGTTGTCTTCTCTCCTCTCAACTTCGAGAGAGGCCTTAAAGGCCTTAAAGCCATCTCCGGATGGCTTCAGTGGGCCGCTTTAAGCGACATGAAGGAGCATAACGCTCCTCCTCCACCAATCCCTTACTGGGATGGTTGGCATTCTGAATCTCAGAATCTCGAACTTAAATGGTTCGCGGGAAGTCTTTCCCGTTATAGGTCAATATTAACTGACCTTAAATTCACAGATGCTGAATTAACTAATCTTTGTCAGATTAGGACTTTCGGAAGGGCACTTCCGTGCCCAACCAAGAACATGTGTTCTGAAGCCTTCCGTGATCAGATGGCTATTCTCACAACTGAGAAGATCACTCCACCGGAGAGATTAAAAGTGGTTTCCCACTTTTCTAATGAGCTCGGAAAAAGGCTCAATGTAAGGGAAATGCCCTTACATACTCATGTTTCCGTGAGTACTTCAGGTTGCTTCGAAAGAAGCCAAGAAGAAGGAGGACTGGCCGGTGAGGTCAGTAGCTGGATTAACCAGCTGGATGTTCCACTTGACCAAGTCAAGGTGGGTCCTAGGCACTTGGGTGGTGCCTTTACAGATACGCTTTTGGATCTTTTCGAGTCTTGCGGCCCGATAATAGACATTCTTGACGTCTATGGGGAAGTTCTCTTCCCGAGACCAAAGTCCTTTTACGGACTTAGTGTTGGTCTTAAAGGCCTAGGCCTTAAAAGGAAAAACCTTTCCTTACTCGACACCCTTTACGGTGGTGCCGGACTTTCCTCGAAGAAGAGGAAAGCTTCTAAGTTTCTTGATGAAGAAGCTCTCCCTTCCTCTTTAGGGAAGGTTATACTCCTCTTGTCTTCTGTTCTCGCAGAAGACCAAGGTGTATTCCTGTCTGACCTGACAGGGAAACCTCTGTATCCAGAAGTATATTTGCATGTCGCAAATTGGAAGATCCCGGTTTACCGGGGAGGGCAGATGAGACATCATCTCATTTACAAGCCCATCGACATGCCAATGTCGAAGCTCGACTGTTTGGCCGAGCCGGGCGCGAAGACTCGCCCACTTGGTAAGAACCAAGCCTGGTTCACGATGGTGACCCGAGCCATGAGATTCATGGCTGAACCCATCCTCTCAAGGGATGGAAGAGCCAGGATTGGCTTAAGGTCTACGAATAAAATGTGGACCTTTCTTAAGTACCTTAAGAGAGTTGCGCCAAAGTACGCAACTTTAATCTGTCAGTCGACGGATTATAGATCAGCAACTGATCTAATTCCGCTTGATATTCTACAAGCGTTGTGGACAGGCTTCCTCCGTAGCCTTCCGAAAAGACATCCGTTCTGGGTCTTTGGTTCTTTGATTGTTTGTCAAAGACAGATGTTTAAAGCATCTAAATTCTCCCGACTGGAAGAAGAGTTCCCTGATGGGACTTTG